CTTGTTGCTCCTCCACCAGCACCCGCTGCACCATAATTTCCGCCCGCAGCACCAAGACCAGCATTTCCAGAACCGATACCGCCACCACCACCGCCACCACCGCCTGAACCATGAGTTGTATATTCTGTACCAGCTCCTCCGACTCCACCGTTTCCTCCGCCCGCACTGCCTGCTGTTCCCGCCGAACCGCCTGAACCAGCATCTCCTGAACCACCTGCTCCACCAGCACCCTCCCCTGCGCTTGCAGTAACACCGTTATTTCCAGCTCCATTCTTTCCAGCAGCACCAGCACCACCTCCACCACCGCTTCTAACAGCTGTTGCATCTCCGCCATTTCCACCTGAATATTTAGTAGTTCCAACCCCTGAACCAGAAGCGCCACCAATTCCGCCATCCGCACCTGGCGCACCCCCCCCTTTTGCGCCACATGAGGAAGTAGCCACAGAAGCTCCATCAAAATAGGTATCTCCACCCGCACCGCCTCCAGCAGAACCTGCAGCTCCGATTGCAATTGTTATAGAAGTAGTTGGAGTACTAGAAAAATCTGATATTTTAGAATAACCACCCCCGCCTCCACCCTTACCACCCTCACCATTAGTACTTGAACCGCCACTCCCACCAGCACCGCCGCCTATGCACTCAATAGTATTATTAGAATTATCCCAATCATTAGGTACTGTCCAGCTTATTCCCGAAGTTATAATTTCTACTGTATCTGCCATTTTAGACTCCCTATACGCTCGCCACACATCTCCATTTACTTGTTACTGTATTCCATACAAAACCTACGTCTAGGCGTGCAGTTGTAACAGTCGTTGTGGGGAGAGCCACTGTTGAAGCCTCAAAAGAATCCCCCCAAGTAATTGCTCTTGCAGCCGTTCCTGTAATGTCAATACGAAGTGTATCTCCCTCAACTGCAGTCCCCGAAAGGTTGGTTGTCATAGAGGTAATTGCTTGGGCCAATCCCGTTATATGAGCCACATCGGTCACATCAGTATTAATTGTTGGAGTAGCTGATTGTGTAACCGTTGGGGCACGCTTGGTTGTCCTTTTATTAGTAAGTGTATCTGTGGTGGTCTTACCTACTAAAGTATCGCTTGTAGTAGGTAAAGTACTGACTCCTGAACCACTTGTAATATCTACTGCCTTTAATAGCCCTGTTGTAAATGTCTTGGCTCCCGTAAAAGTCTGTGCACCTGCCAACAAGGCTACTATTGTATTATCGTGTGTCCCATCCAAACCATGTTCAGCTAAGAACGCATCAAGAAAATCGTTCCAGTGAGTAATAGACCAAACCTCTTCAACCTTGGCTCCTGAACTGTGAGCTTGAGCTGTTGAACCGCCTAGTCCAGTCCTGTCACAGCCAGTCAGAGAGTTTCCTGAAATACCTGTATAAGAGATATATTCGCGGACAAGCGGGGTTTCTGTATCATTTGCATCTATCCTATCTACAACAATAACCCCTGGGTATTGAAGACCAGTTGCACTTGTTAACGCAATGGTCGCATCAGTACTTGTTATTGACCCATCGAGGGTCGTAGTTACTGCGTTTGATGTACCAGTGTACCAAATATTAGCTGAAATTGTACTCGCCTCCTTTCAAAAAATCTAGCATTTCTTTAATTTCATCTCACTAGAAAAAGATTGTCAAGTATATGACATTTAGATTCCCCAAGAACTTGGGCTGTTGCCGCGAGATTGCGGGATGCCAATAATCTTGGCCCCCAACAATTCGTAGTTGGATGTTTCCCCCGTGGTCCTAATTTCAATTTGTGCAATTCTTGATGACTTGTAAAGAAGTGCCCTTTTAGGAAGTTCTCCCGTAGAAATGGTCGCCCCCCCCGAAGTTGTTCCCATACCAGTTAGTCCCACTACACCTGTTCCCATACCAGTTGTACCAGCAACGCCAGAAGAAAGAATGGTAAATGTCTTTGCAATAGAAGTTACTCCATCGCGGTCTTCTGTATAGATATTAACAACAACAGTTCCTGTCATATTCTTAAAATTCATAAATACCTCGTTAATTGTTTTAAAAATTGTCCAATCACCAAAATCTTCCCGTCTGGATTTAAAGATAGTATTTATTGCAGTTCCTTTATCATTTTGAAGGTTTTTACTAAATTCTGTTACATACTGGTCATCAGAATCCATTGCAATCCATCTTTCTATTCCATCAGAATCAACATAACTAGCCCACTGGTTAATTCCATACGGAGTTATCCATGGACCAGTAAAAGAAAGACGTTCTCGGTCAAAGATTATAGTTTGCTTGGAGTTTGGGAAAGATAATACATATTTTTTATCTATGTATGCTGCTGTCGCACTGGTCAAATCTGCATTTGTTAATCCTTCAAAAAATGGTCGTATTTTGGCAGAAATTTCATTAGCGTTAATAACATTTATAAGTTGCGGTTCATAACGAAGAATATAAAGACCCTTTCTATTCGAAAACATAATATCGTTTTCAACTGGCTTGATTGAACGATGGGACGAACACCCCTGTGAGCGAGTGAGTAAACGGTATGTTGGGTCAAGAATTGTATATTGTCCGAAGGTTACAGTACTTAAACGAAGTTCCCAAACAGAACTTTCTTTAAACACAATAATTGTTTGAGAAGAAGTTGCAGACTGATAGTAAGTTGCTAATCCAGTAATACCTTCTTCTGAATCTGGTTCAATAAAGATATATCCACCACCAGCATACCAATCAAATCTTTCCTGCTGTGGGTATCTACCAGAAATGACCACTTTTGTCGGTTCGCCTGGAATACCAGCAAAAATAAGTCTGTCTTGAAACCGAAGTGAATATTTTGCTTTTAGTCCCCCTGTTGAATTAGCAAGAGGTACTGTTTTAAATTGGTCAGTAGAAGCTTGTCCAAAATCGTCAAAATTTGTAGTCGTATTATCTGTTCCCCCGACCCAAGTTTCATCTCCAAGCGGACCCCTATAAACATTGTAGCCAGTCAAAACCCCCGATGCAGCGGAAACTGGTGTCCACATAAGGCGTATTAATGTGTCGGATAATCTTTGTGGAAGAGACATTAATGAAAAAGCCGTTGAAGCAAGTGTTTCTCCGCCTGAGTTTGAGTTAGCTGTAATTCTCCAAGACCATTCAGTTGTTCCTGAAGCACCTGAAATGTTAGTCGCAAAGAGACCCGTTGGAGACGCAATTGTTGCAAATCCCGTAAGAATAGAAAAATCGTATTTTACTAATTCACGAGTTTCAGAAACCAGGTACACCTTGTTCCCCAACTGGACACCTTCGACGTTGTAGCCTGATGGCCAAGAAGTTCCTGTTAACATGGTATATGAAGTTCCAGACTTCTTTACCATGAAACCCCAATCAGTCATAGAAAGAACCTGACGATTTTCGAGATTATCTTTGAATGCTCCAACGAATCTTCCATACCCAGTTGGAGCAGATAAATAGAAGTTTTGAGACCCCCATCTTTTGGTAGGAACACCAGACCCGATTAAAATGATGTTCGTGGCTTGCGTCATTTCTGATGCCTCGACTTCATTTTCTCTTAATAAAGTATTTAGCCCTTTTCTCCAGGAATTCCAAGTTACAACTATGTCTTTTGGTTGCTTAAAAGGGGGTGTTTTTAAGCTTGTTAGTACCATATTTTTTAGTCCCTTCCTACCCTAAAGCCCCTTTTTTGCAAAGGAGCATTTTTTACATATTGAGGGTTATTATATGAATTATATTTAGATAATGAAGCACTCTCGACCATCTGCATCAACTTTTCCCTGGCCTTTGACTCCTGTTGTTGAAATCGTGGGTCCGAACGGGCTTCCAAAATATAAGAAATAGTTCTATCTATTAAATATTGAGAATCAGAAATTGGCGGAATTTCTGCTGGTGACGCAAGAGAGGTCGGTGTTGAAAAATATTGGACAACAAGTGATGCCCCAGAGGAGAGAGAGGCTGGATGGAAAATAAGACTATGACCATCTTGGTAGTTACCAAGCTCGTACACATATTTGTCCGTAGTTGAGTAAAGTCCCCTGTCTTCAACAGGAATATTTGGAAATTCTTCTCCCTCAGTTGTATTGCCGACCACATGAAGGCGTGGGGCAGCCGCTGATTTTCTGTAATCAGCTGGTAATGAAACCGTAGCCTGTGACATTCCCGTTACTGTTGCATAATAATACTTCCTCAACTCTTCCCAGTCGTTTGATTCTGCCCATTCCGCTTGTGCCCTGTTTACAAATTCAAGCCAAAGATTGTATTCCGAACCGCCAGCTGTTGGAGCAGTAGATTCTTGATTAACTGTAGCAGCAATTTGCTTTAGAATTTCTGAAATAGTTAGTCTTGCAATTTTAGTATCCTCCTTTCAATAAACTTAATAATCGCTTAGCAATAAAAAACCCCACCTTCAAAATATGGGGTTTCAACGGTATTGCTTACCTTAATGAAACTGTCTAATTCTAAAGATAACCCACTAGATATTGAAATGTCAATTAGAGCATCGTGTAATGATTTCCTGTTACTCGCCACGCTACTTCACCATCCACGAAAATCAAATTTACTGGTGAAGGAGAAGCTGACGCACTAGGACTCAAAGATGCAGATGGACTCAAGGAGGCACTTGGGCTCCCCGACGCACTGGCGGAAGCGGAGGGGCTAACTGAAGCACTCCCTGAGGCACTTGGGCTGGCTGATGCAGATTCACTAGCAGATGGTGAAAGACTGGCACTAGGACTCAAAGAAGCAGAAGGACTGGCACTCGCTGACCCAGAAGCGCTAGGCGACAAGCTGGCAGATTCACTAGCAGATGGTGAAAGACTTGGGCTTTCAGATGCAGATTCACTCGGTGATTCCGAAGCACTTCCTGATTCGCTGGCTGAAGCTGATGGTGATAACGATGGACTTTCTGACGCACTTTCTGATTTACTGGCTGAAGCTGATGGCGACAATGATGCACTGGCGGAAAGACTTTCAGACGCCGAAGGCGACACTGACGCACTTTCCGATGGGCTGACCGATGCACTGGCTGATGCAGAAGGACTCAAAGATGCACTAGCGGATTTCGAAGCAGAAGCAGATTCAGAAGCCGATGGGCTTAAAGAAGGAGATTCACTGGCGGATTCGGAAGCCGACCCACTGGCACTAGCGGATTTTGATGCAGATGCACTTGGACTCAAAGAGGGAGATTCACTGGGAGATTCACTAGGGGACCCAGACGCGCTTTCCGAAGCACTTTCTGAAGCTGAAGGCGACAAAGATGGACTTTCGCTGGCAGATGCAGATTTACTCTCACTCGCACTTGGCGATATCGACGCTGAAGCCGAACCAGAAGGACTGAGGCTGGCACTTGGACTTAATGATTTTGATTCCGAAGCAGAAAGCGATAAAGATGCACTTTCACTTGCCGAAGGAGAAAGACTTCCTGAGGGCGAAAGACTTTTAGATTCACTTTCACTTGGCGATAATGATTCAGATTCTGATGCAGAGGGGCTTAAAGATGCACTGGGACTTAAACTGGCACTTTCTGATGCTGAAGGACTAACTGATTTTGATTCACTTGCGGAAGGAGACAAACTGGCTGAAGGAGACAAAGATTCAGAAGCCGATGCAGATGGACTTAGAGATTTAGACTCAGAAGCCGAAGGCGAAAGACTTGCACTTGGAGACAGCGATTTACTCTCACTAGCGCTAGGAGACAACGACTTAGATTCAGAAGCAGATGGTGACAACGAAGCACTAGGTGAAAGACTTTTACTTTCTGATTCGCTTGGACTTAAAGAAGCTGAAACCGATGCAGATGGGCTCAAAGAAGCCGAAGGTGATAATGAAGCAGACACACTGGCGCTTTCTGATGCGCTTTCGGAAGCAGATGGACTTAATGATGCACTTTCGGATGCAGATGGTGAAAGTGATGCCGATGGTGAAACACCAGCATTAATAAACCAATAATCTGTTTGTAATATCAAAGTCTCAGGAGGAGATGAACTCGCAGATGGAGATAAAGACGCTGACGGGCTAAGAGAAGCCGACCCACTAGCTGATGGACTAAGAGAAGCTGAGGGCGAAAGAGACTTGCTTTCAGACGCCGAGGGAGACAAAGACGCTGATGGTGA